ATTTTTATTGCCGGGTAGACAATTTTTCAAGCAATCAAACAGACTCAAAGCACATTGCGATATCATACACTATTAACATCGAATGCTATGAACCGGATACCGCACAAAAGACAATATCGGTTACGCAGGTCAAAAAGTCCACGAACGAAAATGTGGATATTATCAATACACAATTTCAGGACATAGGATTTTCTACTGCATTCACCGACATACAAGCGGAAATCGGCTACAATTCAAACTTTATTTCATCGTCAGTCGAAATCGAAAATATTATCGATATGATTGCCACTGAAAACGAGAATATTCAGGCGGGCAAGTCAACGGCAATGACATTATTGCCAACTTATTGCGCGAATCTTAAAGAGGCAGTCAGGAAGTCGCTTGAATCATTTATTGATACCTTTTTATCCGCGTCTCAGCAGACCTCGTATGCTGCGGGAACGATAACCATTGATGAGATTATTAACTTTGATTTATTGGCATTTTATAATTCTCTCCAAAAAGTAAAAATAGCAACCAATCAATTGAGCGGCGTACTTAATTCGATTGTTGTTCAAGAGGAGTTGCGGTATTATTCAAACGCGAATGATTACTTGCTCACGACCGATCAATTTGATTCAGGCGACGAAAACAAGGTCGAAAACACGTCCACATTCAAATATTACACGGTCATGGAAGGCGACACGGCGCGTATAATTGCGTTACGCGAATTGAGAGACGCTGAAAAATTCATAAGCATACTGAAAATAAATAACATTACAGAAAATGATTTTATTGATGGTACGCTTATCGGTGAGCGAATAAAAGTCCCGATGCTCATAAGTTCCGCAACACGCGGAGATGATAACCTTGTGTACGAATCCGACGATGAAAACATTGACGCTTTTCTTTATGGGAGCGACATTGCGCTTGGCGTGAACGATGAAATGTTAATTTCAAGCAGCGGCGATTTGCTTGGGAAAACCGGAATAGATAATGCGTATGATAACATTGAAAACAGGCTGGCAAACAACAAGGGAAGCTTAAATGTATTTAACCCGAACTGGGGAACGGTTGCGATTGACGATAGCAACGCTCCTTTAATGGTGAAAATAGACCGTTATCTTACGGATGTGACAGGTCAAATACAGTCCGATCCGCGTGTAGAATCCGTGAAAATAAACCTTGATAAGCTTGAATGGAAGGGCGAAACAATTTCAGTCCCTTACACGATTTTCTTTATCGGTTCTGAGCAATCCAGAGAGGTAGTTGTCAATGGCTGATATATTAAAAGTATATACCGCTGAACAGCTTTATGCGATGTACCGCCTAAAGCTAAGCATGGACGGCGTGGGCCGGACGGACTTTAACGAGGGGTCGAAGGTGCGCTCTCTACTTGAGGGCGTATCTGAAATAACGTCCGTTATTCAGATGGACCATAAAGAAGCGATTGCGAAGGCGATACCGATAGCGTTATACCAGGGTTTCGGGTTTACGAAACTTGGCGCAACAAACGCCATAGGTTATATAAGGCCGTATCGCAAACCGGCGCTTTGGATAAAATATACCGGCGTGGGAACATCGGCGCTTATTACTTCGACTGCCGCAATTATTTCAAGCGCGGTTGTAGGCGCTCCCGGAGATGCTTTTTCGTTTGCGTATGCTGCGAATCCGAATGCCAGCGATCTTGTGGCGGCGATAGACGCGCTTGCAAACTGGGAGGCGACACTCGTACAGGACGCTCCGTCAACGCAGCTATACCAATACACGGCAAAAGAAGCGGTGGCGGCAACGAACTATTTGAACACCACGGGCCTTGACTTGATGCTGGCAACGGCATTGGCAGTATCGGTGCTTGCCGGTTATTCGGTGTCGGTCGATAACATGCAGATAATTACCACGGCAGCGGCAACTATCCTGGCGGGTGAATCGGGCATTCAATGCGCCGCGCAAGTGCAAAGCACAGGGACTGTGGGGAATATTGCGGTTAATGCCATCGACACGCTTAATGGCAAGGGGTATATAAGCTCTCAAATCGACGGCATAGAGCAGTGTATCAATGACAGCGCGTTTTCGGGGGGCGCACCGGCAGAGACGGACGCGCAGCGCAAGACACGCTTTTCGCAAACAGTAACGGCCCTTAATGCCGGTACGAAGGCTGGAATAGAGGCGGCGATACGCGCAATAACCGGGGTGCGGTCAGTGGGGATGCGTACAAGTTACCCGTTTAAGGGTACAAATACCATCCTGGTTGACGACGGAAGCGGCGTGATAAGTCCCACACTACTTGCCGAAGTTGAAAAGGTACTGTATGGCGATCCTGATGACCTGTCAAATTATCCAGGTAAAAACGCAGAAGGAATCGGATACAATATCGCAGCACCGACAATCGTTGCGGTGAGCATTGGAATAACCGCGTACAGGCTTCCTTCTGTAAACGTAGACCTGCTTGAAATAAAAGACGCGGTGCAAACGGCGGTTGAGCAGTATGTCAATACACGGCAATTGGGCGAGAATGTTCTTTTAAGCGAAATTATCCGCGTGGGTAAAAACGCGAATGCCGCTGTTTATGACATGGTTGTTACAAGTCCCACCGTAAACGTGGTGATTGACGATGACGAATTCGCAAAGACCGGCGCGGGAACCGGCGGCACGGTAACGGTAACGGTATCTATCGCAACGAGCTTCTAAGATGATAACCGATAGAATAAATTCAAGTCTCGATACGTTGTATAATATAAATGATGATCCCATTTATAAGGCGCTCGTATGCGATAAAGACGGTACGATACCCGCTGTTATAAATGTGCCGACGGATATTGATATCGGATGTATTGCCAGTCAGATAGAATATTTGCGAAGATTGACAATAGACTTGATAAAGCAAATTTACATCGACCAGGCTTCCGGTGAATTTCTTGAATATCAATTGGAAGATTTTTTTGGAAGCTTGAGACTTGAAGATGAGACTGACGTTGAATGGGTACAACGTACTATCGCAATCGTCTTTCAGCACAAGGTTTCGAGGGCGACAATAATTTACTCGCTTCGCCCTTATTCAACACAGGAGCCGATAATATCAAACGTGGTTGAAGACAGCGCATACGCTGATTTTTCTTTTGCGGATATATATGTAAAAAGTAAATCAATGAATCCATACGGGACCGGCTATGTATTTGTATTCCCGGCGGTTACGGAAAATTATTCAAGCGCGTTTTTCACCATAAAAATAACGCTCTACAATACTCCGTCATCGGATATTTATACTGTTCAAGGAATTTTAAATAATATTTTTGCGGCGGGCATCAGTTATGTACTGCAAATCATTTACACTCCATAGGGTGAAATCATGAGAGATATACGCACATTAAATCAGAGTTCAGGGCAGCAAATTGAATCTGATGAAGTAATGACAAGGATCGGAAATCTTGCGTTTCGCAACCTCGGCTCTGCCGCGAAAATGGGCCTTTTCGACTCCGGGAAAGCTCTTATCGTTGGGAGCGGGCTACGGGTTGAAGCGAGTGCAGGACTAACCGTAAAAGTGCCGACAGGGTGCGTATTTCAACGCTCTTATGACGTGATAGGATGTATTCAGCCTACTGAGCAGACCGTGACAATCGACGCGGCAAGCGGTGTACCTCGCATTGATATTGTTGAAGCGCAGATAAAACAGATCGTTGACAAAACCGACTACGCGCAGATCGGAACCGTGGCGACCGGAACAGGTGGCGGAAGCGTCATTATTACAAACGAAGAAATAAAACGCGATATCAAATATTATCTTGCGGTCCAAAAAAAGACGAACACCACGACACCAACGGCGGCAACAGCCGGGACATTAACCGGAACGGTGGCAATACCCGGCGTGATAGACCTTTCCGCTGAATATCTCATAAATATATCTGATGGCGAAGACGGATCGTTTCAGGAGATAGACTGCCGGGGCGCGGTCCCGAACGCCACGACACGCGCAGAGATCATGGCGGCAATCAACGCGGCGGTCGGGCGCACGATGGCAACGGCAGGCGGTGGCGATGTTATTATATTAACGGGCCCAGGAGTCGGGATTACAAGTAAATTTACCATTAAACCCCCGATTACGGACCCGGACAAGGACGCCTTGCAGACCATATTTGGCGTAAGCTCTGGCGGCGTATATAAATACGTGTACGCTGGTGTGAACGAATGGTTTAAGCTCTGTGAAATTGACATGGGCGCGGCGACGGTGGTAATAACCGATGCGCTCATACGGAACGTGGACCGCAAAAGCACATGGGCAAGTGACATAGAAGAAACGCTTATCCACGATTATGTGTATCAGTCAAATTTGCCAGAATGGAATGCCTGGTCTACTACGATAACCTATGGCGCAGGAGACGTGGTATGGGTTGACGATGAACAGTTCGTGTCGCTTGTTGCAGCGAACCTGAATAATCATCCCATTACTTCGCCCGATCATTGGCAAATAGCGCCATCGTTCAATGAAGTATGTAAAATGTTTCACGACGCAAGGCCGATAAGCGCGGGCCTGAATGTAGTTGATGATGTGACCGATGGCGCATATCAGCAATGGCATTTGATGGGCTATTACTCAAAGGGTGGCAAGAATTTTGAAGCGTATAAAGTCCACCTCGACGGATCAGTTATAACCGGAGACGCTGACCTTGAAAACATTTTTGATGTTGGCGGCGGAAACGAATATTTCATGC